GAGGGGTACTACTTCCCTCTGCACCTCGGCGAACCGAGGTGGTCCATAGGGCCCCGCTAGTAAGGCGAAACCCACCGTAGTTTGGTGCGGACGTCTACGGCCCGTCCCGACCGTCTCAAATGGCTCCTCTCGAGTGGCTCATCACCCCTCTTTAGGAAATATTTGAGTAGTGCGCCTACCCCGTCGAGCTCACTGACGGGGATCGTGTCTTTGACTACGTAAGCCCTGACTAGGGGCCTCTGCAGGTTAGGACACATCCTTTCGCCTTCGTACGGCAACCAGGAATGACGCGCTAGGGCATCTGACGTTTGATGAACAACAGGGTAGTGTTTGACCAACTTCCCTAAGTATTCATCAAGCCTCGCAGCTAGAACCCAGAGACCTCGCCCGTAAGCAAGGTTTCTAAATTCAATTAGCGAGATCAGATTCCGATGGTCGCTCCGTGAAGAAGGAAGCATACGCCGACAACGAACGATGGAAACGTCGTGGCCATTGTAGTATTCCTTACCGCAGCTCTCTCTGAACCTGCCGGTCCAGAAAGATTTGCGCGAGTTTACTTGAAAACCGAAATCCTCAAGTGACTCAATCACGGAGTTAACACAATCTACGGGAACTATGATATCATCCCCGTAGACACGCACCTGACCTTTCATCTCACGGATGAGACGTCGGGTCACCGGCACACCTCTGCTTTCCGCTATACCTGCTATGGCGATGGCTGTGAAGCACAGCGCCTCAACAGGGAAGCATAGAGCAGACCCCATAGACGCGAACTTGGCTAGAGGCATTGCCTCATCGTAGCCAGGTACACAAGCTGAAGTGGACCTACATGCCTGGACGGCACCCAACAACCACGGGTTTCGTCTAAGCATTCGGTTCACGAGCTCATTGGGGACCCTATCGGAAGCTTCGCTTAGGTCAAGCGTAGCCAAGGTCTCATCTCTCGAACCTTTCTCAGCGAGTCGCTGGTTTGGTTCTTGATCAGAGAATCCGATATAGGCATCGAGGAAACTACTCTCGATACCTTCAACGAGCATCTCCATTAAACCTTGCTGCACGTATTGCATTGCAGTAGGCTCAATGGCGATGATTCGCGGGGTCCTCAGCGTTTTAGGAACAGGGGTTACCCTGACGGGAATTTCCTGTTCCGGGGGAAGGAGTGTAACCTCGTCATATACTTCCGCGAGGAAGCGTAGAGACGGCACAACGTATTCCTCGAAGGGGAAATACGCGTTTAGCCTCTCAGTCCATTGACGCAGCTTAAACTTGTCGTTCGCACGCAAGTTGTCCGCTGTGGCGCCTGGACCGTGACGAGGTCGGTCTTGACCATGATAGAGCTCGCGCTCGACCTTGGCAAAAAGACCGGAGTACAGCAGCTGAACAGCAACGTCAAAAGGAGTTTCCTCCTCCTGCGATGTGATCTGTGCATTTGCTAACTCAACCTCCTTATCAGTCTGGACGTACTTTCTCAAAGCTGCACGTGTCCTCTCGCCTGAGCAGGGTAAGAGGATTTTGCTGAAAAGCAGGGTGACCTGCCGCACAGCAAAGATGCAGTGATGATCCGGTTCGTCCAGGATCTTGCCGGTTTTCGCGTCGAACACACGTCCGGTGAAACCTCTCAGAAGAGAGGGGAGACACCCAGACTTCTTAAAACCACAGAAGTCTGATGCGGACACCTGACCAGCGCTAAGACATCTTTCAAAGTCTTTGCAAAAGTCAGGCAGGGTGATAGTCAGGAAAGACATCCCTTCATGTTCAACGCGGTCCGCGATTGTACGAAGATCGCGGGCGGTGCTGGTGTTGCACCACTGTTGGAGATCCTCCAACAGCCATTGCAGGAGCGTTAACTCTTGGCTTTTCACTGGTCCTCCTTTGTTGGGGGTAATCAGATCCAGAGCCGACGAGTCACGCTAACCCACTCACCGAGGTGACTACACCTCGCCCTTAACCAGCTTGCCAAGCGCAGCACCGCTGGACGCATCGAGGAAATCCACGAGCGTCTGTGCAATGCTCTGCGCGTCGGTAGCCGTCGTGAGCATATCATTCGCGTTTACAACGAGGTAAGCGCTGATGGATGCTGGACGGTTCTGACTCGGCAAAAAGGGATCGGGCAGAGTCGAGTTCGAAGTAAGGCGAATTGTGTGCCTGTTCCTCGAACGCGACTGCTGGTGGTCGACGGACAACTCGTAGTTGACCCCGTTCACCTCGTCGTTGTAGCGGAACTTGCCCTGGTTGGGCGAGCTCGCCACGCGGACGAAGCTGCGGGGGGTACCCGAGATGTCCACGGTAAGTGGGTCGGCGTAAGCCATCGTTTTCTCCTTATGGTCTCGGGAAGGTCCCGATACTGGTATTATGGATTGTCGGTAACGAGCCGACGCCCGGTGAAATTTAACCGGATCTGCCAGTACGTCCACCACCTCTGGAGGCGGCTAACGCAACAGCAATTGCCTTCTGCCGGTCTGACAAAGTACCGGCGTTTAGGCCTAACGCAAATGGAGATGCATTCATCCTGAATTTTGAGGTAGTCTGGAAAGACTGACGAAGAGTTTGAGGACGAGGTCCATACGAGCGGAATTTAACTCGTAGGATGTACTCAACCTTTACGCTCTTCTCCTCCATCAGGTAGGCATAGGGCATGACTAGTCGCTCGTCGGAGAAAGCGGAGATGTTTGTCATCACATCCCCCACCGTTGAGAACCAGTCCACTGCCCATGACCAAGGCGCTAGATTCCACAAGACGTCAGGCGTGAGCCTGACCCCGAACAGATGTCGGGCGCGTTCTACCATACCATCCAAGGTTTTGGCGTAAGCCTCTGCCTCAGGATAGTGGTAGTAAAACGCGGCTGTCACCCATACTTTCCGGTGACGCGTGGTAATCTTTTGCTTTCGTCCTATGCCATGGTAGTAGAGAGACATCGAGGGGACAGGAAACGCTACGTTGTTCGTTTCCGAATCTTCCTCGCTCTCTACTGGAAATGCGTATCTGCGTCTTAACACTCGGTTTGATCGTCTCAACAAACGCTGTAAGGCCGAAGCCTGGTTTTGCAGCGTATGCGCGAAGGAGCGCACGTCCCTGACAAGGGGCTTCCATCCGAATTCGTAATTGAGGTACTCGCTTCCCAGATTCTGGGCGTTGAGTGTTCTCTCACGAAAGGATTGAGCCCCCATTAGGGCGGGCAAACCTTCAGAGACTAACTCGCCGAGTGCCGTGGCACCATCGAATTCCGGAAGGTTGGGGAGCATGTTGGCGATTGCCTCTGTGCTCATCGGCTGCAGGACCCACGTTGGGGACGAGAAGCCGACTTCCGGGAAAGATGCATTGTTCACATGAGCTGAGTGCGCAGTTGGCTCGGAATACCATGAGCCATGCACCCAGTTGATCTCGTGTGGATCGGCTGACGTACTGAATAGGCGAGGTCCTTCGCCGAGGGAACTACTCTCGGTATAGGTTCGCTTCACAGTCCAAAAGCCGTCTCCGATGGGTAAGTGGGTTTCTCCAAGCAGAGGCAGATGCCTCCTATTGGATTGACTGATCACTAGGTCATCGGACCAATGTCTGCCACTTCCAGGTGGGTCACTCGGTGGCCGGTTGGGATATCCCTCCCACTTCTCCATCAGGTGGAGGTGGGGCCGGTCACGTAGGTGATGATACCTGGATCGCATGATACAATGTCTCCTTTCTTTTGTGCGTTAGGGTGCGGATGCATGGGTGCACCACTGCTGGCCTTTCG